AGTGTAGTTGATGATAGTGGAGTAATTACAGGTAATGCAGGAACAGTTCTTGAAAAAGACCTAAGTGTTTCAAAGGCAAAAGATGCTGAATATTCTGCTGGTTCTGCATCTTATTGGAGAAAATTTGTAGAAAATAATTCAAGTTATATTTTCTGTGGTGGTCAAACAGATACTTTTGATGCTAGTAACCTTTCCGTTAGTGCATTTTTAAATAATAAGAATGGAACTATAAGTGGTTCAGGTTTTGATCTTGTAACTTCTAGTACTTGGGATAGAGATGCCCAAGATACTAAATTTGCTGTTCGTGGTAATGCAGTTTATACTTTAAGTGGGGGTAAAAACTATGATGGTCAAACTGATATTGGTAATGACACTGCTTTAAGTGTAGATTTATCTGGTCTTGTTGCTGGATATGAAATATTTGAAAATACCGAAGAGTATGATATTGATTTCCTACTCATGGGATGTGCATCTTATGCTAAAGAAACAGCACAGGCACTTGCTAATAAGATAATTGCGGTTGCTGAATTGAGAAAAGATGCAGTTGCATTTATTTCACCTTATAAGCAATCATTTATTGATAATGCAGGACAACCAACAGCAGAAGTAAAATCATCTGCTGATATTACAAATAATGTAATCAGTTTCTACGCACCAATTACATCATCAACATATGCAGTATTCGATAGTGGATATAAGTATATGTTTGATAGATTTTCAAATACATTCAGATATGTTCCATTAAATGGTGACATTGCTGGAATGTGTGCTAGAAATGATATTAATAATTTCCCTTGGTTCTCACCAGCAGGTACTGCAAGAGGTACAGTACTAAATGCAGTAAAACTTGGATATACTCCATCTCAAATACAAAGAGATAAGTTATATACCAATAGAATCAATCCAGTTATCTTCTCACCAGGAGCAGGAATTATTCTATTCGGTGATAAGACTGGATTTGGTAAATCATCTGCATTTGATCGTATCAATGTTCGTAGATTGTTTATCTACCTTGAAAATGCAATCTCTGCTGCTGCCAAGGATCAACTCTTTGAATTCAACGATGAAATTACAAGGACTAACTTTGTAAATATTGTTGAACCATTCCTAAGAGATGTTCAAGCAAAGAGAGGTATCTTTGATTTCAGAGTTATTTGCGATGAAACAAATAACACTGGTACTGTTATAGATAATAACGAATTTGTAGCAGACATCTTTATTAAACCTGCAAGGTCAATTAACTTCATTGGTCTTACATTTGTTGCCACCAGAACTGGCATTTCATTTGAAGAAGTAATCGGTACAGTTTAACTAAAGGTATAAAGTAAAATGGCAACCCAATTTAATAGGCCACCATTAAGAACAATTAGTGGATTCAAAAGTAAACTGGCAGGTGGTGGTGCTAGACCGAATCTATTTGAAGTGGAAATGGCATTTCCAGAATCAATTGCTATTGACAATGATGTCAAAGATAAGTCAAGATTCTTAGTAAAAGCAGCTGCTCTTCCTGCATCAAACATCACACCAATTGATGTTAATTTTAGAGGTAGGATTCTTAAGATAGCAGGTGATAGAACATTCGATACATGGACTATTACTATACTTCAAGATGTAGATTTCTCAATTCGTTCAGCGTTTGAGAAGTGGATGAATCTTATTAACAAAATGTCTGATGCTACTGGTGCTCAAGATCCAGCAATTTATCAACCAGATGCATATGTCCACCAGTTAGATCGTGATGGATCTACACTTAGAACTTATAAGTTCCATGATGTATTCCCAACCAATATCAGTCAAGTAGATCTCTCATATGAGACTGTTGATGCTATTGAAGAATTTACTGTAGAAATGCAAGTTCAGTGGTGGGAAGCACTTAGAGGTGTTGGTGCCAATGCAGGTGGTGAAAATATTAGCTAAATAGTGCTATAATAGAAAAGTAGGCAAAAATTATACAATGGCAAAACTTTTTGGATTCTCTATTGACGACAGCCAAAATAAGGCTCCCTCTGTGGTATCCCCCGTTCCCAAATCTAATGAGGACGGGGTTGATCATTTTGTTCAATCAGGATTTTATGGACAGTTTGTAGATATTGAAGGTGTTTATAAAAATGAATATGATTTAATTCGTAGATATAGAGAAATGGCACTTCATCCAGAGTGTGATGGTGCTATTGAAGATGTTGTTAATGAAGCAATTGTAAGTGATTTATATGATTCTCCTGTAGAAATAGAATTATCTAATGTAAATGCAAGTGATAAAGTAAAAGACTCTATTAGAAGAGAGTTTAAAGGTATTAAAGAAATGATGGACTTTGATAAAAAGTCCCATGAAATTTTTAGAAATTGGTATGTTGACGGAAGATTATATTATATGAAAGTCATTGATACGAAAGCACCACAGGATGGTATTCAAGAGATCAGATATATTGATCCAATGAAGATGAAGTTTGTTCGTCAAGAGAAAAAAAGTAATAAAAATATAGGTGGAATAGATTTACAAAATACCTTTAAGGGTAATGAAAAAGATCTATATCCAGAGATTGAAGAGTTTTATATTTACACACCAAAACCAGTTTATCCAACAGGACCTGCCGTAGGTGGTTCAGCTGGAAATTCTAAGTCCTCAATTAAAATTGCAAAGGATTCAATTACTTATGTAACCTCTGGTTTATTTGATAGAAATAAAGGATCTGGATTATCATATCTCCATAAAGCAATCAAGGCACTTAATCATGGTAATCTTCCAAAGGTAAAAGCAGAACAATATCTTCGTGATGTTATGATGCGTTATCGTAACAAGTTAGTATATGATGCTAACACTGGTGAAGTTAGAGATGACAGAAAGTTCATGTCTATGATGGAAGATTTCTGGTTACCTAGAAGAGAAGGTGGTAGAGGAACTGAAATCACAACACTTCCAGGTGGACAAAACCTTGGAGAACTTGCTGATATTGAGTACTTCCAGAAGAAACTTTATAGAGCACTTAGTGTTCCTGAATCTAGAATTGCTAATGATGGTGGTTTTAATTTAGGACGTTCATCAGAAATTTTAAGAGATGAACTTAAGTTTTCTAAGTTTGTAGGACGTTTAAGAAAACGTTTTGCTAATATGTTTAATGACATGTTATCCACTCAATTAATACTTAAAAATATTATAGCACCAGAAGATTGGGAACAACTTAACGATCATATTCAATATGACTTTGTATATGACAATCAATTTGCAGAACTAAAAGAAAGTGAATTGATGAATGAGAGATTAGGAACTCTTGCTACCATCGAACCTTATATTGGTAAGTATTATTCAAACGAATATGTTCGTAGAAAAGTACTTCGACAATCTGATAGTGAAATGGAAGAAATTGATGATCAGATTGAAAAGGAAATAAAAGATGGAACTATTCCAGATCCAGATGCTATTGACCCAATTACAGGTGAACCATTACCACCTGGAACTGAGGAAGACGTAATGGCAATGGGTGGTGCTCCAGAAGAAGCAGCAGATGCAGCAATTACCAATGATCAGGTAAATAAAGATACTAAATTGGCCGAGATATAAATAAAATTATATTACTATATGAATTTTCATGCCCGATATTATCGATTTGATTGCTCAAGATTCTAAAGCATCTGATATTAGTCAAGAAATAAAAGATACTTTATACACAAAAGCAGCAGAAAAAATAGAAACTCTTCGTAAAGAAGTGTCAGATTCTATGTTTGACGAACCATATAACCCTAAGGGTGGAATGGAAACTGAGACTGAAACTGAAGTAGAAACAGATCCAACAGAGGAACCAGAAGAAAATGTTAATTAAAGTATTAGCTGCTGAAGGAGATTTAACTTCTGCTTCTAATGTAGATACTGCAACAGTAGTAAGACTTTACAATGGTCACGGTAGTGCAGTTGTAATTACCAGAAAAACTGGTGCAACTACTATTGGAAGTATAACAGTACATCAGAATCATGAGATATATCTGGAAAAGGATGCAACAGACACACTTACTGCATCTGCTGGTGGAGGATCTGTTAAAGTAGTCAAAATTGCATACGCAAATTAATTTTAAAGAAAAATGAAACTCATTACGGAAGAAATATCTAGCGTCAAGTTTATCACTGAAGGTAAAGGTGCTAAGAAAAAAATGTATATTGAAGGTGTCTTCTTACAAGGAGATATCAAAAATCGTAATGGTAGAATGTATCCATGTGGAACTCTTACAAAAGAAGTTAACAGATACAATGAGTCCTTTGTTCAAAAGGGACGTGCACTTGGCGAGTTGGGACATCCAGATGGTCCAACCGTAAACCTTGATCGTGTATCACATAAAATTGTTTCTTTAAAACAAGAAGGTAAAAATTTTATTGGTAAGGCACAACTTCTTGAAACACCTATGGGTAAGATTGCAAAATCTCTTATTGCCGAAGGTGTAACCCTTGGAGTTTCTTCTCGTGGAGTTGGTTCTTTAAAAGAAGATCATACTGGTTGTAAAGTTGTAGGTGAAGATTTCATGTTAGCAACTGCTGCTGATATCGTAGCCGATCCTTCTGCTCCTGATGCTTTTGTATCTGGAATCATGGAAGGAAAAGAATGGGTTTGGGAAGGTGGTTCACTTCGTGAGCAACTTGTTGAGAAAACTCAAAGAAGGATCAACACATTAGTTGGTCAAAATAGACTTGCAGAGCATAAGCTTGGATTATTCCAAGATTTCTTATCAAATCTATAAGTTCTATAAATAAATACAGATTAAACACATATCTAAATAAATGTCCGTTGGTAGCAATTTAAACGAAATGGAAAACATCGAAGAGAATGTGGTCACCAAAGGTGCTAAACCTGCGGAACCAATGCAAAAGTTAACTACAGGTGGTACCGCACCATCTTATGAAGATCTTGGTGGTCCTACTCCAGAAAACTATAAAGCTGATGATAATTCAGCAAAACTAAAAACTCCTGGTGCTTCTTTAAAGCAAGTTAAAGACGTTGTTAATAAAGGTGCAAAACCTGCAGAAGGTACAAAGGGAGTTAAGGAAGAGGAAGAGGTCACAGGAGATGTAGTTGCTGAAGAAGAGCAAACTACTGACGATGTTGTTTCCGAAGAAGAAACTACAACGGACGAAGTGGTAACTGAAGAAGAAACCACAGAAGAGGAAGTCGTAACCGAAGTTAAGATTGACGTTGAGGAAGACATCAACGCACTTATCGCTGGCGAAGAACTTTCAGAAGAATTCCAAGAGAAAGCACGTACAATCTTTGAAGCTGCTATTACATCAAAAGTAGCAGAAATCACAGAAGACATTAAGTCTGAGTACGAAGAAAATCTTGTGGAAGAAGTTAAGACTATCAAGGAAGAACTCCAAGGAAGATTGGATTCTTATCTTGAGTACGTTGCTGACGAGTGGGTTGGTGAAAATCAACTACAAGTCGAGCACGGTCTTAAGACTGAGATGACAGAATCATTCCTTGAAGGAATGAAGAAACTTTTTGAAGATCATTATGTAACTATACCTGAAGAGAAATATGATGTCATCGAGAATATGGTAGATAAACTAGATGATATGGAGTCAAAACTCAACGAGCAAATCGAAAAGAATGTTGCTTTAAACAAGAGATTGGCTGAGTCAACCGCAGACGTAATTTTTGCCGAAGTTACTGAAGGTCTTGCACAGACCCAAAAGGATAAACTCGCTACTCTAGTAGAAAATGTTGATTTTGAAAGTGAAAACGGCTATCGTGAGAAAATAGAAACTTTGAAGGAATCTTATTTCCCAACAAAGGGTTCTAATACTCAAACAAGTAAGTCTGAGAATTTAACTGAAGAGAGTGAAGCAGTGGATTATCAATCCAAAGCAGTATCTAACGTAATGGATAGATATCTTCAAACAATGACCAGAGTTGCTAAAAAGTGATTATTTAAATCATAAATTCAAACAAAACTTTTTTTTAAAAGAGGAAAAATCAAATGCAAATGTTCAATGCTGAACAACTGCAAGAGAAGTGGGCACCAATCCTAGACCACGAAGGTTCGGATAAAATTCAAGATTCACATCGTCGAATGGTGACCGCAGTTCTCTTGGAGAACCAAGAAAATGCACTTAGAGAGGAGAGAGAATTCCTATCTGAGTCACCTACAAATAATACAGGAACAACATCAACTCATGCAGGTTTCTCTGCTGGTTCTACTGGTGCTATGCAAGGTTTCGACCCTGTACTAATCAGTTTAATCCGTCGTGCAATGCCTAACTTGGTCGCTTATGACCTTGCTGGTGTTCAACCAATGAACGGACCTACTGGTCTTATCTTCGCAATGCGTTCACGCTACTCTGCTAATGACGGCACAGAAGCACTATTCAACGAAGCAGATACAGCATTCTCTGCAGTTGGTGCAGGTTCATCTGCTGCTGACGTTGGTTCAGGTTACACTGGAAACGAAGGTGGAGAGACTGATGGTAATGTTGGTTTCGGTACTAACACATCCACATCTGGTGGTACTCCATTAGATGATCCAGGTCTTCTTAACCCACAGTCTGATGCTAAGCAGAAGGCTTATAAGGTTGGTCGTGGTATGGACACCGATGACGCTGAGAGTCTAGGTGGAACTGGTAATCAGTTCAACGAAATGGCATTCTCAATCGAGAAGGTTACCGTTACTGCTAAGTCACGTGCGTTGAAAGCTGAGTACTCATTAGAGCTTGCTCAAGACCTTAAGGCTATTCACGGTCTTAATGCAGAGGCAGAACTTGCTAACATTCTTTCTACTGAAATCCTTGCGGAAATCAACAGAGAAGTTATCCGTTCTATCTACAAAGTTGCTGAACAGGGTGCACCTACAGGAACAGTTACTACTGCTGGTGAGTTTGACTTAGACGTTGACTCCAACGGTAGGTGGTCAGTTGAGAAGTTCAAAGGACTTATCTTCCAGATCGAAAGAGATGCTAACGCTATCGCTCAAAGAACTCGTCGTGGAAAGGGTAATATGATCCTTTGCTCTGCTGACGTTGCTTCTGCGTTAACAATGGCAGGTGTATTGGATTATACTCCAGCACTTAATGCTAACCTTAATGTTGATGATACAGGCAATACATTTGCTGGTGTACTTCAAGGTAAGTATAGAGTATACCCAGGTGCTCAACAGTACTATGTTGTTGGATACAAAGGTTCTTCACCTTATGATGCAGGACTATTCTACTGCCCATATGTTCCACTACAGATGGTTCGTGCAGTTGGAGAGAACAGCTTCCAGCCTAAGATCGGCTTTAAGACACGTTATGGTCTTGTTGCTAACCCATTCGCTGAAGGTACAACTAAGGGTCTTGGTAGACTTGCGATTAACACTAACCGCTACTACAGACGTGTTAAGGTTAAAAACCTCATGTAAGAAGAAAGGATATAATTCCTTTAATCAAGGATGTTGTGGATCAGGCAGATGCCCCACATGTCCATTCAGAGAGACTCCTTCAAAGGGGTCTCTTTTTTTGTTCGGTTACTACTACCCTTGACTTTTATAAAATTATTATATATAATTACGTATATAAATCAACGAATTACATATTTAAATTTTATGACTATAGTAACAAGCAATATAAGAACACTAATTCCCTTTATGGGTGGCAACTGGCAACCAGTAATAGAGAATGAAGTGTTTGCAGCAATCATCAAAAACCCTCCAAAATTTTGGGGATTAAACGAAGGTGAATTTACCATCTTTGATATGACTTCAATAGAACTTGATGAGGAAGATAATAATGCCCGTGCAGGTGGTACTAAATTAAAAAAGAAAGATCTTGAAAAAGGTTGGGATGTAACACAGAACCCCTTAATAGTTGTTTATTATCATGGAAACTTTTATCTTTGGGATGGATTTAATAGATGGATTAAACTTGAAGATATGGGAGAAACTACTGCACCTGTATGGTTATACAACCTTAAGGAAGGTTTTGATTTTAAAGATGTTAAGGATCACGTCCAATTAAGTGCAAATAATCACCCTAAATCAGATGAAGCATCTCGATCC